GTGTCCAGAGTGGACACGCTACTGATCGACTATCTGGGTGCCGAGGACTCCACCTACACCCGGGCTGTGACTCGCAAGACCCTCGTCGGAGCCGTCCAGCGTGTGCTGCAGCCTGGCTGCAAATTTGACACCATGCTCGTGCTCGATGGCCCTCCGGGCATCGGCAAGAGCACCCTGCTCCGGAAGCTGGGCGGCGAGTGGTTTGACGACTCCCTCAGCCTGGCCGACACCAGGGACAAGACCGCAGCCGAGAAGCTCCAGGGCAAGTGGATCATGGAGATCGGCGAGATGCAGGGCACCCGCAAGGCCGACATCGACATCGTCAAGGGCTTCTTGAGCCGCCAGGACGACGCCTACCGTGCAGCCTACGGCCGCGTGGTGCAGAGCCACCCGAGGACCTGCATCATCTGCGGCACTACCAACAGCACCGACGGCTTCCTGAGAGATACCACCGGCAACCGACGCTTCTGGCCCGTTCCCGTGAAGAAGGGCCGCCTCAGCGTCTGGGAGATGACCGAGGAAACCCGCGCCCAGATCTGGGCCGAGGCCATGATCTTCGTGGCCGAGGGCGAGACGACCTACCTGGACTACGAGCTGGAACGCGAGGCCGCGAGGATGCAGCTGAACGCGCTGGAGTTCGACGAGCGCGAGGGCGAGGTGGCCGAGTATCTGGACACCCTGCTGCCGGCGGACTGGTACAGCTGGGATCTGAGCCAGCGTGTGGACTACTTCCAGCAGCGCGACGTCCTGAGCCCGACCATTGAGGGCACGATGCAGCGCACGCGGGTCAGCACCAAGGAGATCTACTGCGAGTGCCTGGGGCTCCCGTGGGCCCGTTTTACGCGGCAGGACGGCGACCGGATCAAGACCATGCTGCTGAGGATCGGCGGCTGGAAAAGCGGCAGCAAGCTGGAAAAGGTGCCAGGATATGGCCCACAGCGTTGTTACCACCGGAGCACGGGTAACGATTAAGTTGTTACCCGTGCACGGTCGGAGGCTCACGGGGTAACAACTGCTTGTTTTCAAGTTGTTGTTACCGCCAAAACCCCCGATATTTTAGGCAAGGTAACAAGGTAACAAAGAAACCCCTAATATTTTAATTATTTGAATATAGACAATGAAAACCGCGCCCGAGAGCGCCCGCACGGACATATACGCGCGAGAGTGAATAGTTGTTACGGAGGATCCAAAGATGGAAAAACGAGAACGAGACATAGAGAGCGGCCTGCGGAAGCAAGTCGAGAGAATGGGTGGCAAGTTTATGAAGTTCACAAGCCCCGGGAACGACGGCGTGCCCGACCGGATCGCTATCCTACCGGGTGGCCGGGTATGGTTTGTAGAGCTGAAGCGCGAAGGCGAAAAGCCCACAGCCGTCCAGAAGTGGCAGCTGGAGCAGCTACGAAAGATGGGCTGCAACGTGGCGCTGATCACCGGCAAGCAGGAGGCCATCGACTGGTGCATGGCCCGATGGGCTGACAAAGAGCATCTGGAGCATGAGGCGGAGGAGTACGCCGAGGAGATGGCACGGATCGAGGCGGAGGAAGCAGAAGCCAGAGCCGCCAGGGAATGAGGTGATCGGCTGATGAAGTACATCCCCCACGACTACCAAACAAGGGCCACCAGCTTCATCCTGGAGCACCCGAAGGCCGGGATGCTTTTAGAAATGGGACTCGGCAAGACTGTCATCACCATGACCGCCATCGACATCCTGATCAACGAGATGTTCGAGGTGGATCGCGTCCTGGTCATCGCGCCGAAGCGAGTGGCCGAGGACACCTGGACACGAGAGCACGCCAAGTGGGACCACCTCCGCCACCTTCGCGTCAGCAAGGTGCTGGGATCACCAGAGCAGCGGCGCCGGGCGCTGGTCACGGACGCCGACATCTACGTCATCGGCCGCGACAATGTGGTCTGGCTGGTGGATCTCTACCAGAAGCTGAAGACCGGCTGGCCCTTCGACATGATTGTGATCGACGAGCTCTCCAGCTTCAAAAACCCCCAGGCCAAACGCTTCCGGGCTCTCCGGAAGGTCATGCCGAAGGTGAGCAGGGTCGTCGGTCTGACCGGCACTCCTTCGGCCAACGGTCTCATGGACCTCTGGGCTGAGATCTACCTGCTGGACCGTGGCGAACGCCTGGGCCAGACGCTGGGCGCCTACCGCGAGAAATACTTCCGGCCGGGAGCCCGGAACGGTTACATCGTCTTCAAGTGGGAGCCCCTTCGGGGAGCCAGGGAGAAGATCGAAGCCGCCATCAGCGACATCTGCATCAGCATGAGCGCGGCCGACTACCTGAAGCTGCCGAAGCGGATCGACAACCGGATCCCGGTCAAGCTGAGCCCCCAGGAGATGAAGCAGTACAAGACCATGGAGGCCGAGCAGCTGCTTCACATCGACGACGAGGACGTGGTCGCCCTGAACGCGGCCGCCGTGATGACCAAGCTCCTACAGATTGCCAACGGCAGCGTCTACTCCCACGAGGGCAATGTCGTCCGGCTGCATGATGCAAAGCTGGAGGCGCTGCTGGAGATTATTGACACCACCGACAGCCCTGTTTTGGTATTTTATAGCTACAAGCACGACC